GGGATAACGCTCATATTCCAGCAGTTGCTTCTTAACTTGTTGGTCAATTTTATACACAGGAACCTAAGTCCGTATACCATGATATGACCACTCACCGTGATTTGGACGAGGAGATTCATCCTTACACTTTTAATAACGAGCCCATACATCGGCATTTCATTCTTCTCTCCGAAAACGTAGTCGACAACTCATTACATCATGAGACTTAGGTCATTCCTAAGATGTCAAACAAGATCATGTTGACGGCTTTGCTTGCAGTCATGTCGCTACTACCAACGAAAGCAGGTTCGGTTTTGACGTTTCTTTTATCATTATACAATCGTGACTACAAGAGCCGACACTTCGAACAGTTGTGGGCATGCTTTGGAACACTCATACCACTCCTCCCAAATGATAATGACCCCACACTCAAATAGGTATTATCCTTCGTCAAAATGTCTATTGCATTTTTCCGGTTCGGCAAGGCATTTCTCATGATGGCCAAGAATGAGACCACGATGGATTTTGGCACGTATTTGCGCATATACACAGGTAAGAAGAAGCTAGCTTAAAAGTATATGAAGTTCCACCCCCCTGTTGACATTAAGGCCAAGGATATACAAAAAGACACTTGCTTAGTATCAATTCGGCTTTAATAGGTTAACTCTCAAGTCGTTAAGATACCTGTTGAATAAGTAGCTCCAGACACCTTTGTTAATAGCTTCTACAAAATTAAGTACCCTCCTCCACTGGACACCATCAACCCTCTTATAGACATTCAAGGTAACTTAGCGGACCGCTACAAGCAGTTGCGTGAATATGCATTGGTTTACCCCCTTGAGTATGTCAACTCTAAAGGGGTCACTAAGAAAGTAGAGCTTGATCAGAACATAGCTAGGACTGGCTATCATCTTCTTAACGGCAATGTTCATTCAAATGTCTAGTTATCAGCTAGTCCCATTCCACATGAGTATTCAAATAGGAGCTATGCCAATCTTGCTTGCGCCATTAGTCGGTAAATTGGTTCTCAATCTTTGTTTACACAGGCCGCTGATTTCGACAAGTTTTGTGACGACTATTTTAAGAGGCTTCCGAAACCTTCTGGAGAGGTTATGGTGCTCATGCAATACCCCAATAGAGCATTTGACGATGTGGCTAAAAGAGCCAAATATGAGCGGAACATCTTATCTTGTCTTAACTCCTAGAGTCTCTCTTCATTTAATCGATCACCCTTTTAATGCATGGTCAAATCAGGCGAAGTCCACTTAACTACTGACTATAGCCAGAATGGTATTTACTTTGAAGCGGATACACGACCACGATGTATCATGGTCCCTTAAGGTAAGGCCTTCAGTCTACATGCTGCGGTTTAATCTTAAGTTTTCAGAGATATTCATCTGCTTTAGGAACAACATATCATTTTGGAAGACTTTTGCCATGCGATGACCACTGAGCAATTGCAAGCTCGTATATAGAAAATCACCTAACAATTAGGCGCATTCTCTCTGATTTCATTAGATGGGTCTGCTTATGATTCCACTTAATACGCTCGCTTGCAGAATATTGTGGATTCTAGAATCTGGGAATGGTAC